TACGAAGAACGTAACGTAATGCACGAGTGGACTAAAGAACAGTTATTAGAAGCAGTACCAACTGCACGTACATTACCACAGATCTTCTTGGATGATGTGTATGTAGGCGGATTTACAGAACTAAGAAAACATTTACAAGGATAAATTATGTTAATTCAAAAAGGATACTCAGCAGGAGATATTGTGTGTTTCAAGATTACAACAGGCGAAGAAATTGTTGCTAAACTCGTAGAAGAAAAAGCAGACGGTTACGTTGTTAGTAAACCATGTACACTTATGCCAAGTAATCAAGGTATTGGCCTGATGCAAAGCATGATTTCTGCGGATATAAATAATAATGTAACACTGAATAAATCGCATGTTATTATGCATAATACTGTTATTAAGGATATCGAGAATCACTATATCCGTACTACAACAGGTATAGAACCAGTGTCTAAGGGAATAATTAAATAATGCCAGCAGCTGCAAGATTAGGTGACCCAGATAATAGCGACGGTGCAATTACAAGCCTGTGCTCAACCACGGTTTTCATTGATGGGCAACCTGCTGCAACTGTTGGTAGTATGGATAGAGATCATGCACCGTATCGTCCTCAACAGGTGCACCAGCCACATGTGCCTAACCCAATTATATCAGGAAGTGCTACAGTATTCATTGATGGTAAACCTGCCGCAAGAGTAGGCGATCCGTTTCAATGCGGACATGTGGTAGCTAGTGGTAGTCCGACTGTGACTATTAACTAATGGCTTCTGCAATTCAATTAACTGCTGCAAGCAGTATCGTTAACGGACAAGGAATTGCTACTTCAGCAAATCTGTTGTCACAAATATCTACATTTAAAGCACAGGCTCCGATTGTGTTAATTGCCAACGTATTTGCCACAGCGGCAAATGCCAATGCAAGTATATCTGGAACCTTGGTCAATGCTTTATCTAAACTAGGTCTCGGTGTTACTCACGGACAATGGTTAATTGATTTGTACCCTGCCAATATTACTCCTGTATGTAGTACCAACGTTGTGCAATACAGCAATGCCAATGTTAATACTTCTAGTTTCTCTGGCACAGTACGAGCACAAGCACAAGCACCGTTTGCTTATGGCATGGCCAGTTTTGCCAACACGTTTCAAACAGCCTACAGTTATGCAGCATTAACATTTGATACAGTATCCAGCGTAAACTTACTACAAAGTAAGACCTATGCACAAAGTGGCATAGGATACACCGGACCTGTTGATCTTATTAGTAATGGAATTGATGCAAATGCACCATTGATTGCTAATGTTATTTCAACCTGGGGAACCATGTATGATATTAAAAATATCAACTCAATTGGTAACCCTTATGTGTTTGGACAAAACATATTGAATCGGCAGTTAGGCAACTACGGAAACTTATCGGTGCAGTTAGCGGCCGCTGGATTAAACACAAATAATCTATTACAAGTACCGCAGAGCTCTACAACAACCGCACCACAAATTACAACAACAACACGTGGAACAACATTTGGCCCAATAACATTGCCGTCTGTTACCAACGTAACAACAACTAATTTAGTACTTGGAAATAGTACAGGTGTTGTACTATCAATATACGGAAATGTTACAGGCGCAAATTTACAAGCCATTACTACAGCAACTAAATCAACTATTGCCAATGTGTCAATTACGAATCTTGCAGATTATCTAAACCTTAATAAGGTTGTAACTTCATCTCAGTATACACAACTTGGTGCCTTGGGCATTGTTGATTTTTACACTCTCGGTGAATACCTGCAGGCCAGGATCGGTCAGGGTAACTTTAACTCATGGACCGACTTAGCCAACTTCTTGTTGTCTATTGTTGTACCAACATTAAGTTACACTACTGCAAATGCAAATGCCACAGTACTATCAAGTAATACAATTTCTACATTAAATTCAATAACAGGAACAGGAACAGGACCGTTTGGTAATCCTGTAATGTGCGACTACCTGGGAGCCGCAACTGGCGTACCTTACACCAGTTTATTTACAACATTAAATACCAATTACGTTGCAGCCGAAGGAACATTATTGGCCAACGTAACTACACTTAATGCAGCAGTTACTGGCTATATCGGAAACGCTAATATTACTCCAGTACAAAATGCCGTGACAGCAATTAATTCAACATTGACTGCATTGTCATCAACTGCACTGACTTCGGGGCAGACAGCTTACTACAAAATATTAAATAAAATCACCAACGAAATTACAAACTTAACTGATGCTGGAGTAACCTTTGGGTCTGGCACAGCACAGATGTTAGAAAACTTTGCACAACGAATTGGTGCACTATCTTCTGACGCTACCCAGTTTCAAACTTATCAATTTTTTGGTAATTTAGTCACCAGTGATGTCTACGGCGACACTATCAAATCGGCCACTGCTGAGTCAATCAACAACAGTTTATTTGCCGCGAGGGGAATTACGTTAGACAACGATCCAAATCCTGCTCGTGCATTGGCTCAAGCTCAACTTCAAAATATACCGTTAACTACGTACTTATCACAGAATAAGTAGGGTTATAATGGCAGTTTTTTGTCCAGAAGCGTTACTTACCTTGACTTGCAATCACTTATATAGTATTATAACTCAATAGATATGTACTTAAATATCTAATGCCTTCTGCTGTATGGAAGGCATATTAACCTAAGGAGGACTTTATGAGAACGATTATTCAAACAATCGTAGCAATATTAGCCCTGACCGTAATGGCACCCGGTCATGCAGAAGAAGTAGCAGTACAGCAACAAAGTTTTTTTAACACCGTCAAAATACAAGCACAAGATCGCTTGGACAATTTAGTAGGTGCTATAATGAGTCCCATTGTAGACATCAACATATCAAGCAAGGATGTCGATTGCCTTGCAAAGAATATCTATTACGAAGCTGGTATGGAACCAGAAGAAGGCAAAGTGGCAGTAGCCATGGTTACCATTAATCGCGTCCGCGATGGCCGCTTTGGTAAAACAATTTGCTCAGTAGTAGATCAACGTACAGTCAGAGTTCGTACCATTGAAGTCTCGGAAGAGCGCATGGTGAAAACTGGTTACTTTGGTACACCAGAAAAACAAAAAGTCAAAACATTTGTTACACAAAATGCCGACGTGTGTCAGTTTAGCTGGCGCTGTATGTTTGTACACAAACCCAAGGAAACAGACGACCGATGGGAAGCTAGTCAAGAAGTTGCTGAACGTTTACTCAAAGGCGAGTATGTTACTTGGCAAAACAAGTATAGTGATGCACTATACTTCCATGCTACCGCAGTACGGCCTGCATGGGCAAAGTCTAAACAACCGGTGTCTAGGATTGGCGGCCATGTATTTTATGCGGACCGTGTCATCTAACTAAAATGTTCTTCGAAGCTCTAGAGCGTATTAAATCTTTAGCCACTAGACACAGTGGCAGGATTTTTACGCCAGAGCAATTTACTCGTTTAATACGTATGCAATTTCGTGATAGCCAATTACGATTCACTTGCATACGTAGTTCTCAATTAACCAAAAAAGACTTTTGGGTCGGCGGCGAGTACCGTCCTTACGAAGATAGTCATAATGAACCCTGTGTTTACATCACGTTGACTTTTGGTACCAAATGCCAACACGTAACTTTTAAAAACTACAACTGGGACTCGATTAGTTTTCATTTAGCCGATGTGGTTACTCACGAATACTTACATCAATACTATTGCCGAAAGCGTGGGTATCGACATGGTCGAGGATATCGTAGCGCATCAACTCTACGATACGGGGATAGTATGCAGGACTACCTAGGATGCGAAGATGAAATACTTGCACATGCTTTTAATGTTGCAAGCGAAATGGTGGTGTACGATAGAGCAATGACCAAGACCAAAGTGTACAGAACATATCAAAAATACTTTAGACAAGATCGTAATGTTATGTTACAATTAAAAAAACAAGTCGCTAAGTATATTAATAGACTGGAGCTAACATGACTAAGTTATCAGAAGAATTAGCAATCGAAGATGGTTTTTGCGAAGACGATATTAGCGAAGACGATTATGGATTTATATTTGGACCAGACGGCGAACTAAAATCGGCGTTCTTCCCTGACAATCTTCCCTTTAAGACTCCAGACAATATTCAGAAAATACTTGCACTATTTGGATATTCAGATCCTGAGCAGTTAATGGACATAGATAGCGGCACTCTGCACTAATTGACCTTAAATTCCCAATATAGTATAATTACTATATGAAGAATAAGATTGTTGCAAAATCCCCACGCAAAACACGCATTCACAATGTGTTGTTTTTTCGCGACACCCCATTCAGACCCCAACAAGTGGAGCTCAAAACCCGCTACAAACGCACCCAAAAACACCGTAAATTGGAAGACTAATTTCGGTTGTCCGTTAATTCCCAAAATAGTATAATACTTGTATAGTAACTAATAAGGAGTAGCAAATGTCTAAATTAATTTCGTATGTAGGTTTTAGCCGTGTAGCAGGTGAACTCAAGTTCCGCACAGCAGGTAATGAAGCCCGTGTATTGCAGTTGGCAAAATTGGGCGACACTGATGTTACTATGATGTTACTCCCTAAAGAAATGACTAAAAACGAAGCTGCTAAGTTTGCGCTCACTAACTTTTTTAAGAAAGTTGACGCAGAAGTAGAAGCCATGTTTGCGGCTAATGCCAAAGATGAGAACCCTTTTGCAAAACCCAAGGCAGTAGCAAAGACAAAAACTGTAGTGGCAAAAAATGTTCGATTAGTTGTTGGTACTACTTCAGTTGGTGCAGATGATGCGCCATACACTCCTAAGCAAGCGGCTAAGATCCGTGCAGAGTTTATGAAGAAGTTAAAAGCGGCTTACGAGGCTAACTAAGATGTATTACAAGAACGGTGACTTAGTAACAGAAGCTTTTATTGCTGGGTTACCTGTCTTGTACAAAACTGTTAAAGAGTATCCTACTTTGCGTATGGTGCCCATTGACAGACTTGATGGTGTTAGAGAAGGTTTAAATCGTTTAGGTTATAATTATCGTACTCGATATCGCGGTCCGCATTTAAGACAACGCGACACCTTAAAAAGAAATGCCCGTGCTTTTACAATTTACTTTAAGGAACAATCATGAACAGTTTATACAGCTATCTAGGTTATGAATATCGTCCGAGCGAAGATGTAGAAGAAGATAACATTAAGATCTTCCATGAGTGTTACAAGCATGGTCAACGAGTCGATATGCCGCGTGAGTTTTACAATCACAGTCCGTACAGTTTGTTGACGTTTGAAGAGTTTGTTGCGTGTGTACAAACAGTTGAAGTATTCATCCAAGGTTAATATGATCACAGTTATTGCTTATAAAAATGGTCAAGCAGTTAGACACGAACAATGCTTTGACGTGTTTAGTGCTGATGCAATAGCAGATGAATTAAAAGAATGTAGTTTATATGATGATGTACATATTGTAGAGGATAATGAATAATGTGGCCTAACGATACACCCCGTCCAGATAAAAATACATTTCGCATGACTATTCCACGAGATCAAATCCAAGGCTTTTTGGATGACTTAAACAAACTGCAACTGGACTATGTTGAGCAGGCGGTAGAAGCTAAAGCACGTCAAGGTTTCCCTGAAGCAACAGAAGCTATTAGTCGGATTATGAAACTATGAGAGATGTCGAAACTATAATTCGCGGAGTACTTGACAACAGTATATCTGTTAAAGATCTTACAGTAGCAGAATTGGATGCAGTAGTCGACGAGTTAGTTGACATTGGCGAAAGTCTATTAGACACAGAAAATCACGAAGTTGGTGTTGCTATGTTAGAAGTATTAGACCAAGCAATTGATTTGCGTAGCCAGGACTTGACAGCAGATTTTGAAAATGCTATACTAGCAGCAGAACAACGTGGTTCAACATACTGGGAGTTTGAAAATCCAAGCAGTCACTAAAAAAATTGGTTTCTGTTGCAAATGGATTGACCATGCTGGGCAAACTGAAGGTATTAAGCCCACAGATGATGCCAAGCGATATAATACCGGCACTACCACAGTTGCCTGGCTAAATAGACAATCTAGAGAAGTAGCGGAACAGAAATTATGGGACTTAATGGTTCAAAACATCGAGGCAACAAGATTGCTAGTGGAGCGAGTAAGTGAACTCCCAGAGCCTCTTCGTATGGTCCGTCTTAGCAGTGATATCCTTCCTTGTTATACCCATGGGGATTTTTCTAGTTATTGGCTGGAACCTTCTGTTGTATCATACGCCGAAACCCACTTTTCACGAGTGGGTGCTCATGCTAGGGCTCACGGGGTTCGCCTTAGTTTCCATCCTGGGCAGTTTACTGTTCTTGCATCATCTAATCCTGGCATTGTAGAACGTTCAATAGAGGAGTTTGAATATCATGCAGATATGGCACGTTGGATGGGTTACGGAAAAAAATTCCAAGATTATAAGATTAACGTACACATCTCGGGTAAACGCGGGCCAGAAGGTATCAGAGCCGCTTACAAAAAGTTGTCACCTGAAGCTCGTAACTGCATCACCATCGAAAACGAAGAAAACTCCTGGGGGTTAAATGATTGTCTTACCATTAGTGATATTGTGCCTATTGTGTTGGACGTTCATCATTATTGGATACGCGAAGGAGTCTATCTCCAGCCCAACGACGAACGTGTTAAGCGAGTTGTTGATAGTTGGCGCGGTGTTCGCCCTGCTATGCATTATAGCGTTAGTAGGGAAGATGTACTTGTGGGACATGCTACCGATCAAGCACCAGCATATCAGGCACTTTTGGTAGAAGGTTACAAAAAGCAAAAATTACGAGCACATAGTGACTTTTACTGGAATCAACCTGTAACTGATTGGGCCTTGAGCTTTTGGGACCAATTTGATATACAATGCGAATCAAAAGGTAAAAATCTAGCCAGTGAACAGGTATATAATCGGGCAAAACAGTTAGGTTTATAAATACTATATTGCCGAAGTTAGGTCTTAGTAGTACCCCAAAGCCCGCTTTATGCGGGCTTTGTTCTTTTCAGATAAATACTCAATAACAAGGTTAAAACAATGAGTATTTTCGCTAACGTATTTGTAGGTAACACAGCTAACGACGGAACAGGCACACCGTTACGTAACGCATTTGAGATAATTGACCAGAACTTTGCTAATATTGCTGGCGGAAGCGCAGGCGCACCAGTGCAAAGTGTTGCTGGTCGAGGTGGCAATGTTATTTTAACAGTAAATGATGTCCAAGGTGTAGCCAGTAACGTTTATGTAGCAAGTCTATTCAATGGATATGCTTATACAAATTCTAATGTGGCCAACTACTTGCCCACTGACTCGACTATCATTGCAATACAAACCAGTGTTAACCTGGCCAATGCCGCTATCGTTACGGCCAACACAGGTGTAGTTGGGTATGTTAATACCCTGGTTACCAACCTGGCAGGCACGATTGCCAACACATCAAACGATCATAACAATTTAAACAATGCAGTAACTAATATTACCACGTTGTTTAGTAATGCTGCCTCCCAGACAGTTAGTATCAACTTGATCAATGCCAACGTGACAGCCGCCAATGCCGCTATTGTTACAGCAAACTCTGCTGTGGTCAGTTATGTCAATGCACAAGACAGTTTATTGCAAGCAGAAATCACTGCCGCTAATGTAGCGATTGCAAATGTATCTTCTGCATGGCAAGCCAATGCCGCGGTATTGTATGCTGACATACAGACTAATAATACCAATGAAGTTACCTTGGGCAACTATATCACAGCTGCCAATGCCGCTAT